TAAGCAGGAATACATACAATGTGCAAAGGATCCAGCGTATTTTATGCGAAAATACGTACACATTCAACATCCTATGAGAGGTAAAATTCTCTTTAATCTATATCCATTTCAAGAGAAGGTATTACATTTGTTTAGGGATAGTAAGAATATTATAGTTCTTAAATCTAGACAGTTAGGTATTTCAACACTAGCAGCCGGTTATGCACTTTGGTTGATCACATTCCATAGGGATAAAAACGTTCTTTGTCTTGCTACAACACAGGCTACAGCAAGAAACTTGGTAACTAAGGTAATGTTTGCTTATGATAATTTACCGAAGTGGTTACAGGTACCTTCAACAGAAAAGAATAAACTTTCGATGAGGTTGAAGAATGGTTCTAAGATTGTAGCTGCTTCAAGTAACGCGGACGCTGCTCGTTCTGAAGCAGTTAGTTTGCTTCTCGTAGACGAGTGTCTTATTGGCACTCAATTAGTTACCGTGAGTGTAGGGGGTCAAGAAGTTCAAGACGTAACCATGGAACAGTTGTTCTCTTTAGGAGAGTCCGTGTTTTCGGAGTAGTGTTATCTAGCTGGAAAGTTTTAAGAGAAGACACTATTTATAGAAAAGAAACAGTGTCTGAATGGTTAGTGTCTGTAAAATATGTGGATGTTCCACATCAAATTTGAGTAATCATGTTTTGTATAAACATGTGAGAGAAGGAGATGTTGACTCTCTTGAGAGTTATTATAGAAAGTTTGTCTATGTAGGAGATTTAGAAAAACTTGGAAAATGTGTAACTTGCGGAAAACCGGTACCTTTCATCTCCATAAACAAAGGATACAGGATTCACTGCTGCCATGAATGTTCCCAGAAAGATCCTGAAGTTCGGAGAAAAAAGAAAGAGAACACTCAGAAAGCTTTGGTTGAAAAGTACGGAGTCGTAAATGCTGGTCAGGTTCCGGGTTCGAGAGAAAAGACAAGAGCTACAAAGAAAGCTAGGTACGGATCAGAAAAGTACAATAACCCTGAAAAATACAAAAAGACTGTGTTGGAAAGATATGGTGTAGAAAACCCAGCTAAGTCTGAAGAAATTCAGGAAAAGAAGAAAAAGACAAACCTTGAAAAGTATGGAAATGTCTTCCCAGCTAACAGTGAATGTGGTAGAAAGATAGCAAAGCAGACAAGTCTTGAAAGGTACGGAACGGAATGGCCTCAGCAAAATCCTGAAATAAAAGCTAAGTCTGTACAGACCAGTGTAGAAAGGTACGGAGGAGTTTTAATGGGATCTGCTAAAATTCGAAAGAAATGTACGAGTACTTGGAAAGCAATATATGGTACAGATTATCCGAATCAAAATTTAGTACAGAGACAGAAAGCTACCACTACCTGTATTCAAAGATTTGGTAAACCAAACTACTTGTGTTTACCGGAAGCCCGTGAGAAAGCTAGAGAGACAATGAAAAGCAGGTACGGTCATGAATATGCATTGCAGGTTCCTGAATTTTTAGACAAACAAAAAGAACACACTAAAGGTTCTTACAGGTTGAGGTACTATACGTTTCAATCTTCAGGAAAAACACTTTCGTATCTATCCAACATGGAAAGAACATTTTTGGAGGACTGTGATGAGTTGGGTTTGGATGTAGATAGAGGAGATCAGGTAAGGTATAGTTTTCGGAAAAAAAATCATATTTTCAATGTTGATTTTAGAATTAATTTTCAAGACGGAACAAAGCAGCTTGTAGAGATAAAAGGTACAAATATTTTTTATTTTCAAGCACTTAAAACAGGAAAGCAGGAAGCCAAAAATAAAGCTGCAGAGCAGTATAGTGAGAGTCAAAACTATAGACCTTACCTTTATTTGTTGAATTATGAAAAAGGAGATATAGGAAAATGGATATCGAAGAATTAAAGAGGATCTACGGTCCAAATGTAGAAATCCGAAAACTTAAAAACATTAAGGTAAAAACGCCGTTTGGTTTTAAGGAAGTAAACTACATTAAACGCATAAAAACTTCGGGATACCTAAGGGTTACGTTGGATACCCAAGAGAAAATAGAGTGTTCGGATAGTCACAGGGTTTTGGTAAAAGATAGTCACTTTGTTTATGCTTCTCAGTTACAGCCTGGAGATATTTTATTCGGAGATCAGAAAGTAGTTTCAGTTGAAAAGGTAGAAGAGGAGGCTTACCTGTATGATTTACTGGATGTAGATGGTAATGTCTATCTTACAAAGAACGGGGTTATAAATCACAACTGTGCATTTATTGATAACATTGAGAAGACGTTTGCATCAGCACAGCAGACTTTAGCTACAGGTGGACAAGCCATGTTATTATCCACACCTAATGGTATCGGAAATTTTTTCCATTCCACATGGGTAAAGGCAGAGTTGGGAGAGAACACATTTGTACCTGTTAAATTACCTTGGCAAGTTCACCCCGAAAGAGATCAAGCTTGGAGAGATAAGCAAGATGCAGATCTAGGACCTAGATATGCAGGACAGGAATGTGTTTCAGGAGACACTATAATTAAGGTTAGGGACAAAGACACGGGAAAGGTGTTTGAGTTACCTGTGGAAGAGTTTTATAAGCTGGTTGATTGTTAGTGGGGTACTGCTTTTTTTTACGAGACGGTAAATTTTGTAGAAAGTGTGAGATTGTACTATTCGGACAGTTCTTCTTCTAGAAGAGTCCGGTCGAGAAATCTGAATTTCTTTGTACAGTGAGAGAAAAGGGAGATATGAGTAACATAAATTACAATTTAAGGTATGAGGTTTTTGGGCAAAACGGGTTTGAACCGTTTCGAGGAGTTCGAAAGGTAAAGAAACCTTTTTACTTTAAGGTAAGATTTAATACAGGCCAGGAACTTAAACTATCAGAAAAGCATAGACTTTTTCTTGAAAATGGAGAAGAAATCTATACAAAAGATCTGACAGAAGGTACGAGAGTATTGAGTATTGATAGAGACGAAACTGTTAGTGTGATCCTGAAGGTTGTAAAAGTAGAGGAACCTTGTGAGATGTACGATGTGGTATTCTCTAAGGACCATACCTACTACACATGTAACATATTGAGTCACAATTGTGATTGTGACTTTTTAAGTTCAGGTAACACAGTAATTGAACCAGAAGATTTAACTTACTACGAAGAGACATACCAGTGCGATCCTGCTGAGCGTAGAGGACTAACTGGAGATTACTGGCTGTGGCAGCAACCTGATTACAGTAGAAATTACATAATTTCAGCTGACGTTGCCCGTGGTGACGGATCTGACTTTTCAGCTTTCCATGTCTTTGATGTAGAGACAGTAGAACAGGTAGCAGAGTATAAGGGAAAGATTGCACCTAGGGATTTTGGAGCGTTTCTAGTTGCTGTAGCTACAGAATGGAACAATGCATTACTTGTTGTTGAAAATGCAAGTATAGGTTGGAGTACAATAGAGGAGATTTTAGCTAGAGGCTACAATAACCTGTACTATGGAACTTCAAATCAGATGGAAACAGCTGAATCCTATGCAAATAAGTTGGATCGAGAGCAATTAACCCCGGGATTTTCTATGAGTTCTAGGACTAGACCTCTTGTAATAGCTAAAATGACAGAGTATATACACGATAAAAGTGTTGTATTTCACAGTAAGAGGTTGGGACTTGAATTACGAACATTTATCTGGCTCAATGGGAAAGCACAGGCACAGGAGGGTTACCATGATGATTTGGTAATGAGCTTTGGTACATGTCTCTATGTTAGAGATACAGCTTTAAGATTAAGACAGCAAGGTCTTGATTTAAGTAAAGCTCAGTTGAGTGCTTTTGGTGACTTAAATAAAAAGGACTCAGCTATTTACACACAGAAGAAACCAGCTATAGATCCATACAGGGTGTATAGCCCTAGAGGTGGCTATGAAGATATTTCCTGGGTTCTAAAGTAGGTGTTCCGGTTTAAGAGAAAAGCTTTACACCGGCTAAGATCTAGAGAGGTTGTTAAAAAGGTTGGGTTTTGGGAATTGCAAGAAAAACAGTTTAACTTAAATACTTATTAGAAATAGAAGAACTTTTTAGTGAAAACTTCTTGTTAAGTTTTCTTAAAAGTACACAGTAAACAGGATGGCAGATTTATCACTTTTTAATAGACTACGAAGGTTATTCTCTTCAGATGTTATAATTCGCAATATCGGAGGAAATGAACTTAAAGTAATCGATACCAACAAGATACAGAGGTCTGGAAAATATCAGACAAATAGCTTGATTGACAGATTTAGTCGATTGTACATTTACAACAACCGTAACATCTTCAATCCCAATCTGAATTATCAGACTCTTAGAATACAGTTATACAGCGACTACGAAGCTATGGACACAGATCCGATTATAGCTTCTGCACTGGATGTTGTAGCTGATGAGTGTTTGCTTAGAAATGATCAGGGTGACATGCTCACCATTACCTCGTCTGATGAAAATATTAGGAGAATTCTAAACAACCTATTCTACGATGTTCTTAACGTAGAATTTAATCTCTGGTCTTGGGTAAGAGGAATGCTTAAGTACGGAGATTTCTTTTTGAAGCTTGAGATATCTGAAAAGTTTGGAATATACAATGTACTGCCTTATTCAGTTTATCATATCTCCAGATTCGAAGGTGTAGATCCTGAAAATCCAACAAAGGTTTATTTTACCTTAGATCCAGACGGAAATGCTACTTCTTCAGATCCTAACTACATTCCAAAAGACGGTAGGGGTGTTATTAGGCTTGAAAATTATGAGGTAGCACATTTCAGACTTCTTACAGATACAAATTATTTACCTTACGGTAGATCCTACATAGAACCAGCTAGAAAGATATTTA